ACAGGTCCTACGCCACAGGTGCGACCACGAGCTACTGGTCGAGAGGTTGCCAAAATGAAGCGGCTCAATGGAAACAATGGATCTGTTACTAATACTGATGATTTACAGACGCCAAATGATTGGTATGCCAGTCTCACAGATGAAGGGAAAGAGTGGATGCAGATGTTGCGCCCTGCTAGTGGCATGGTTTTTGAGTTTCGAAGTTTGGCAGGTGGTGTGTCATCATCTATTGCAGGTTTGGGGGCCATTGTTATTGAAAACAAACATGGGGATATAGTCGAACCCCCAGTCATTGAGCCCGATTTAGACTGGGATAGGTTCCCAGAATGCTACCATGAACACACTATTGCATGTGATTTTGACTGCACACGTGGTTGCGAAGGTAGTTATTCAAACCATGCTGTGGGCTGTAATAGAAATGACATTTATGCACCACAATTAAGACGACCAGGTTTTGTGCCCGAAGGACGTTTATTAATTCCGATATTACAAGACGCTGCAGCAGCAGGAATCACAGCACAGCTGGAAAGGTTGGCATTGATGCGGGTTAACGTCCTTGAAGAACCAGAAAGTGAGCATGCTCGCCGTGAAGAGAATATTGCTGTTAATAGAAGGGAGTTAGTTGCATGGGACGACCCTGTGAATGAGTGCACGACACTTAACGGCGACCAAGGGTCCGTGACTGGAAAAGATGACACCTCAGCGTCGCCGGCTGATCGAGAATTGCCTGTGTGTGTTATGCATCGGATGTCTGTTCGGCCTCCTTGTGTGGTTGTGCCCAAGCCGGAGGTCGACCCACTGATGCATTTGCCGGCTAGTGAACAGAATGAAGTTGGAGCAATTCGAGCTCAGCTGGCGAAAATTTCAGGGCGTGTTGAACGATTAGCACAAATGTATGACTTGGATTTAGAGGTGGTGAATCAGGTTAGAGCATTACAAGGGACTTGGAATCAAGTGGATTTCGGAACCCGATCAATGTGCAAGATGATGTCATGCAGGAAGCACGCAACAGGACCTACTGGCTTTTGTCACATGCATCTTGTTGATCCAGCCTATACACCCTCAGGCTTGACACAATCGGAAAAGAAACAGGTAATGCGAGG